CGAATAGTTGTTATTAAATTTAGTGAATGGGTAAGCGAAGCGACTAAAAGCGAAGCGACTAAAAGCGAAGCGAGTAGAAGCGCAACATTTCCTCGTGGACTTCTTGAGAGAAATCTTGGAATCTCTGGAGAATTTAATGCAGAATATAAGGCACTTATCTGGCAGGCATGTCCATATTATTATCCCGAATATCCATATGAACTTACACGGAAAGATACACCAAGAGAATTAATTGATGGGTATTCTTTTAATATTGATCCAGATGGATGTCGAGATATAGATGATGTATTTACTTTTAAGAAACTGGATATAGACGATGGATGGTTAGTTACTATTACTATTAGTGATGTAGCAGCATATGTGGAAGATGGTTCTGCAATTGATATTATGGCATCGCTTATTGGTCAAACATTATATGATCAGAATGGTACAATTATTAAACCGATGTTACCTGATGCATATCAAAATGAATGCTCTCTTCTACCAAATAAGTTATCATATGGACTCTCCATGCAATTCTTATGGTTAAGTAATAGCCAGAAGATTCTAAATGTAAAATGGTTTGAATCAACTTTAGAAAATAATAGAACATTTACATATGAAGAGTTTCAACGAAATCCAATTTATCCTCTTCAGGAAATTGCATCGCATTTGGCGAAAACTCCTTTAGACGATTCACATAAATGGGTAGAACAAATGATGATTTTTTATAATAAGGAGGCAGGTAAGATTCTGAAAAGCAATCAAATGGGTATTCTGCGTAGACACTCTGCACCTAATCAAGAACGTCTAGAGCGATACCAAAAATACTTACCAGAGTTCGAACATTTTGCATTTAGCGCTGCAGAATATTGTTTGGCAGAAGAAGCCAATACAACACATTATGGACTTGATTCGGATACGTATGCACATGCATCAAGTCCTATTCGTAGATATGCAGATTTAGTTAATCAACGGGTTTTAAAATTAATCATTCAGGGTTCATCTGAAAAATATATTGTACCACTTGCAATGTATGATATGAAACAGAGAGAAAAGGCTGTTAAACATTTTGCACGAGATGTAGATTTCTTAAAAGCGATTATATCTGGAAATACAGGAACTGGAATTATTATGGATACAGTAAAAAAAGAAAATCGGTTAAAAATAAAAGTATATATTTATGAATGGAAGAGAATTGTATCTGTTTATTATAAAATACAAGATGGTATGATTTTGTCAAAAGATGAAACAACAGAGATAGATGCAACACTTTACAGAAAAGTTAAAGTAGAGTATGCTGTTATCCCAAATGCGAGAAACTGGAAGGAACGAGTCGTTATTCACATTGAATAATACTCGCAGTGAATGAGTCGTTATTCACATTGAATAATACTCGCAGTGAATGAGTCGTTATTCACATTGAATAACTTTAAACTCGATATGGATTTAATGATTGTAATTTTTCTTTTACATCATGATCATGGTATACTAATAGAAGAGCATGTGCTTGATTTCCATATTTACTACTATAATTGTGAATGACATGAACTGGTGTGCGTTTATATTGACGTAATAACTCAATTGCAGTAGAATCTCTTAACATATATGCAATTTCCACAAGATTCATACCATTATAAAGTAATGTAGATTTTGTATATGGACCATCTAATGCAGGAAGTCTGGTATCAACATTGATATGATGATACCGTGTATGAATATCTAGGTCAGATTGAAGAGCATATTCTAAAGACTCATAACGTTGATAGAATATATCAAACCATATTCCTTTTTCCTTAGGAAGAGGAATACCATAAAAGGAATGTGGTTGCTTGTACAAAATGTAAATGCGATGAATTTGTCGTGAACACTTCATTAAGGAAAGAATATCAGGATAATTCATAAATGGAAGGATAAGACTTCCATTATGAATATTAAGCAGTCTCGTTAAGTAGTCCATTGCAATCTGATTAATTAGATATTCATAAATATATCAATTTTATTTCATCGTAAAAATAAAATTGACAGTTAAAATATTATAGTTTAGAACTTAGACAATTGTTTCTTATTACCTTACAGAAATGCCAGCAGGTTTCAACGAGGCTTCCTCTGAAATTGAATCCATTGTGGGGGTTCAATTCAGTATTCTGTCCCCTGAGGAAATTGAAAAAAGTTCCGTGGTAGAAATTACCACTCAAACTCCTTATGAAGGAAATGAGCCTAAAATCGGCGGTATCTTTGATCCTCGCATGGGTGTATTAGAAAATGGAAAAATCTGCCGTACTTGCGGTCAAACGAATCATGGTTGTCCGGGTCATTTTGGACATTACCGTTTAACTCGCCCAGTATATTATATTCAATTTCACAATATGGTTATGAATGTTTTGAAATGTATTTGCATCCGTTGCTCTAAATTGCGTATTGATAAAGAGTTGCACAAAGACCTTCTCCTTCGTAAAGGTGAAGCACGTTGGAAGGAGGTTTTGTCTCTCTCCTCCAACATCAAGCGTTGCGGTCAAGAATGCGAGGATGGCTGTGGTGCCATTCAACCTGATAAGTTTACGCGTGAGGGAATTGCAACCATTGTTGCCAACTTTCCCACGGTAGCTGAGACCCCTGAGGTAAGCAAGCAAGAACTTGAAGTGGAATATGTTCATCGTCTCTTTCGTCGTATCATTGATGAAGACGTGGATTTTATGGGGTTGAGTCGCTTCTGGTGCCGTCCTGACTGGATGATTTGCACAGTCTTGCGTATTCCGCCTCCCCAGGTTCGCCCCTCAGTCATTCAGGATAATAATCAGCGTTCTGAAGATGACTTGACTCATAAGCTCTTCGATATTATTAAAAATGATTTGACTTTGAAAGATAAGATTGAGAAAAATGCCATGAAAAAGGTAATCGATGATATGACGAATGTCGTCCAGTATCACGTAGCTACTCTCGTGGATAACAACATTCCTGGTGTGGCCCCTTCTGCTCAACGTAGTGGACGCCCCCTTAAGTCCATTCAACAGCGTCTGGGTGGTAAAGAAGGGCGTATTCGCTACAACATTCAAGGTAAGCGTGTGGAATTCTCTGCACGCTCTGTCATCACTCCTGACCCCAATCTGAGTGTTGCTGAAATTGGTGTCCCTCTCGAGATTGCCATGAATCTGACGAGCCCTGAGCGAGTGACGCCTTACAATATTGATAAACTCTATAAAATTATTCGCAATGGTGCCGATGTCTGGCCTGGTGCCAAAACCATTGTACGCAAAGATGGGCGAATGATCTCTCTGAAACACGTCAAAACGGAAGAGATTGTTCTATACGAAGGAGAGTTAGTGAATCGTCATTTGATTGACAATGACATCCTACTCTTCAATCGTCAACCGACACTTCATAAGATGTCAATGATGGGTCATCGTGTCAAGGTGCTCCCCTACAAAACGTTTCGGATGAATGTACTCGTCACTCGTCCCTACAACGCTGATTTTGATGGTGATAAACACTCGTATTCTACATAAGAATCTTGTCACCAACAGGTAGCCACTTTATAAGCTGTGATGTCGCTTATAGAGAGTAATGGTGTAAACATCACTATTTGTAGATTTCGTGCATATCTGCGAATAATATAACTGCCTAGTAGAAAATTGATTGATTTAAATAATTAAAACATAAATATATAGATTACTATTGCTAAAATGAGTAAAATACTAAATGACAATTCACAAGTACAAGGGCATATTTACCGAATAACTAATACAAACACAAATAAACAGTATATTGGACAAACACTCTCACATCGGAAAAATCGTAATAAATATAGACCATTTGGATATATAGGACGCTTTAATGATCATATTAGCGAAGCATTATGTAACACTAAAAAGAAACAGTGTACATATTTGAATAACGCAATACGATTATGTGGTAAAGAGGCATTCACAGTAGAATTGCTCCTGACATGTTCAAAAGAAGAACTTGATAATTTTGAAGAACAATATATCAAGGAATATGGAACATTGTATCCAAATGGCTATAATTTAACATCTGGTGGAAAAACATTTACAAAAACTCCAATTGAACCTTCTAGTCCAAAAGAAGTGCCTAAAAAACGTGGAGGATGTATCAGTCGTAGTCCTGAAACACGTGCAAAAATGACAGAAAGTCTGAAGCAAGTAATGGGTACACCTGAAGCACGAAAAGAACAAATGCTTAGGTCTCAAAAACAACACTTTGATGCTAAACTTTCTAGATTTAAAGGTGCAATAATTGATGAAGAAAATATAGAGCAATATTTGAAGATACGAAAATCAAATAACTCTACATTTATCAAAATCAAGATTGGAGATAAAACAACATCTATCGTAGGTAAATACGAAACACTTGACGAATTAAAACAAAAAGCAATAGAATTTATAAAATCAATCAATACTTCTGCAACACTTCCAAATTGTTCGGGAACCCCCTAAAGCTTCAATTACCAAAGATATTGTGAAAACAGTAGTCTGGCTCCAGAGAAAAACTGGAGGTAGGGTAACAATATTGAAGATAAGCGTCTAGCAAAATGGGAAATCCGCAGCCAAGCTCCTAAGCCCGTTATGGTAAAGGCATCCACAAGATGTCTATACTGTTATGGTAGGGTATGGAGAAGGTTCAGAGACTAAATGCCAGTGGGTCATATATGACGGTCTAACCAACCAGATATGGCTTAAGATATAGTCCGCCCCCCTTGGAAACTTGGGGGAACGTTCGGAGATGAACGCACATATACCACAAAGCTATGAAGCTATGGTAGAACTCGAAGAAATTGCGGCCGTGCCGCACCATATTATCACGCCACGTCATGCGAAGCCCATGATTGGTATTTATCAAGACACGCTTGTAGGATCTTATTTACTGACGAAGCCTGGTATCCAATTTACCCAGCGTGAGTTCATGAATCTTATGATGTGGAATAAACGTTTTGACGGCATCATGCCTAATGGACGCGTTATGTTGGGCGATCAAGTGCGCTGGTCAGGACAGCAAGTATTGGGTGCACTACTTCCGCCTATCAATATGGAATTGGGAAACAAATCATATGACAGTGAAAATCCTAATCCAGACAATTATGTAAAAATTAAAGAGGGTGATATTGAACAGGGAACGGTAGATGGTGATATTTATATGAAGCCCTCAAAAGGTATTGTACATGTAACATACAATGACTATGGTTCCAAGGACACTGTGGATCTTCTGGATTCTCTTCAGAATACAGTGGAGAATTTCTTGGTTCTTAATGGGTTCAGTGTGGGTATTAGCGATTTAATTGCAGATGAAGATACAAAGAAACAGATTGACATTCAAATCCAGGAGCGTAAGAAGCAAGTAGAACAGTTTATCTTACAAGTTCACTTGGATCTCTTTGACAACAATACTGGAAAAACAAATCAACAGGAGTTTGAGGATCAGATTTTCGGCATTCTTAATCAAGCAACATCAGATGCTGGTTCTCTTGGACAAAAGTCTCTTTCCAGTGAGAATCGTCTATTATCAATGGTTCGTTCTGGCTCTAAGGGTGAGCCGCTTAACGTTGCTCAAATGATGGCATGTCTTGGTCAGACAGCTATTGAAGGTAAGCGTGTTCCTTATGGATTCACGGACCGCACCTTGCCTCACTATAAAAAATACGATGACTCTTCAGAAGCACGTGGATTTATTGAGTCATCATTCATTCGCGGATTAACTCCTCAGCAATTCTTCTTTCATGCTATGTCAGGACGCGAAGGTCTTATTGATACTGCTGTTAAGACTGCCGATACAGGGTATATCCAACGTCAGCTTATCAAATCCATGGAGGATCTCACGGTTCAACATGATGGAACGGTGCGTGATGCAAATAATAATATTGTTCAATACCACTATGGTGAAGATGGAATTAACCCTGTCAAGATTGAGACACAAGCTCTCTCCATTGGTAAGTTATCTGAACAAGAAATTTATACAAAATATGGAATGGAAGGTGTAGATTGGAGTACTATCCTTAAAGAAGGAGTAGTTCGCCAAGATGAATCTGCTGCAATTGCA